AGACTAGCTCGGGATTATATAGCTTGTTCATACCTATGGAATGGAACTACGAGGGATACATTGATTCTTATGGATTACCTGTCTTTGAGACACCCAAAGAAAAAAAGAAAGGACCAGATGGTTTCCCAATTGAAATCGGAGTTATTGAACACTGGGAAAATGAAGTAGATGGTCTTAAGGATGATCCTGATGCACTTAATGAACTATATAGACAGTTTCCTCGTACAGAAAAACATGCTTTCAGAGATGAAACAAAACAATCACTTTTTAATCTTACAAAAATATACGAACAAATAGATTATAACGAAGATTTAAAACACTCAAACGTAGTTACACAAGGTAATTTTCAATGGGAAGGTGGGATTAAAGATACAAGCGTTATGTTTGTTCCAAGTAATCAAGGTAGATTTTATGTTTCATGGGTTCCAAATAAAGATCAACAAAATAGAGTTCTTGTTAAAAATGGTAGAAAATTTCCTGGTAATGAACACATGGGGGCTTTTGGATGTGATAGTTATGATATATCAGGAACTGTTGATGGAAGAGGATCGAAAGGATCGTTACATGGATTAACTAAGTTTAGTATGGAAGACGCTCCACCTAACTTATTGTTTTTAGAATATATAGCTAGACCTCAGACTGCTGAGATATTTTTTGAAGATGTACTTATGGCTTGCATATTTTATGGTATGCCAATACTTGCAGAGAATAATAAACCTAGATTATTATATCATTTTAAAAGAAGAGGTTATAGAGGTTATTCTATGAACAGACCAGATAAAACAATGCACAAGTTATCTGTAACAGAAAAAGAAATAGGTGGTATACCTAATTCAAGTGAAGATGTTAAACAAGCACATGCTGCTGCTATTGAAGCTTATATAGAAATGTTTATTGGATATAACAATGAACAATATGGAACAATGTATTTTCAGCGTACATTAGAAGATTGGGCTGCTTTTGATATAAACAATAGAACGAAACATGATGCGTCAATAAGCTCTGGTTTAGCTATCATGGCTTGTAATAAAAACAAATATAGACCCGTTGCCGAAGTTATAAAAGAACCTGTAAATTTAAACTTTTCTAAGTATGANAATAGAGGTAATGAATCAAAAATAATTAATAGATGAAATTAAACACTGGTNTTAATAGTGCGTTTCCTGATCAGATGGTATCTGAAGCGGAAAAGAAAACTTTAGAATATGGATTATTAGTTGGTCAAGCTATTGAATATGAATGGTTTAGAGGTGGTAGAGTAAATGGTAGTAGATGGAATACAGGTTACCAGCAGTTTCATAACTTAAGATTATATGCCAGGGGAGAGCAGAGTGTACAGAAATATAAAGATGAATTATCTATTAATGGTGATTTGTCTTATTTAAATTTAGACTGGAAGCCTGTTCCAATTATACCTAAGTTTTTAGATATAGTTGTTAATGGTATTGCTGCTAAAAATTACGATATAAAAGCTTACTCTCAAGATCCTCAATCCTTGAAATTAAGAACTGATTATGCTTCTAATATTGTAAAAGATATGTATTCTCAAGATCTTTTAGCTCAAGCAAAACAAAATACAGGTCAAGATTTTTCAAGTTCAAATATTCCAGCAGCTGATTTACCTAGAACNAAAGAGGAATTAGANNTACACATGCAACTTAGNTACAAACAAAGCATTGAGATAGCTGAAGAAGAGGTTATAAANACTGTTTTAGCTAATAATAAATATCCTTTAACCAAAAAAAGAGTTATAGAAGATATAACAACAATAGGTATTGGATCTGTTAAAACAGCTTTTAATAAAGCTAACGGTGTGGTGGTTGAATATGTAGATCCTGCAAATTTAGTTTACTCATATACTAATGATCCTAATTTTGAAGATGTATACTATGTAGGTGAAATAAAGTCTATGACTTTAGCTGAAATTAAAAAAAGATTTCCGTCTCTTACTGATAAAGAAATGGAGCAGATGGTTAGATACCCTGGTCGTGATGGTTATATAGCTAATCCAAATTATGATAATGATTTAGTTCAAATATTATTTTTTGAATACAAAACATTTATAGATCAAGTTTTTAAAATTAAAAAAACTGAATCTGGTTTGGAAAAAACATTACAAAAGCCGGACACATTTAACCCGCCAGAAAGTGATAATTTTAATAGAGTTTCAAGAAGTATAGAAGTTTTATTTAGCGGTGCAAAAGTTATGGGCGTTCCACAGATGCTAGAATGGAAGCTCGCTGAAAATATGACAAGACCAACTGCGGATACCACTAAAGTTAACATGAATTATAATATATGTGCACCTAACTTATATCAAGGTCGTATAGAATCTTTAGTTAGTAGATGTACTAGTTTTGCAGATATGATACAGTTAACATCGTTAAAATTACAACAAGTAATTCAACGTATGGTTCCAGATGGTGTATTTGTAGACGTAGATGGTTTAGCAGAAGTTGATTTAGGTAATGGTACTAATTATAATCCACAAGAAGCATTGAATATGTATTTTCAAACTGGTTCTATAGTTGGTAGATCACTTACGCAAGATGGAGATCCTAATAGAGGAAAGGTTCCTATTCAAGAATTACAAACATCAGCTTCAAACGGAAAAATACAAGCATTAATAAATACTTATCAGTATTATTTACAAATGATAAGAGATGTTACGGGGCTTAACGAAGCGAGAGATGGCAGTTTACCAGACAAAGACTCTTTAGTAGGTTTGCAAAAAATGGCTGCCAACGCTTCAAATATAGCCACTAAACATATATTAGACTCTGGTTTATATTTAACATTAAGAACTTGTGAAAATATTTCATTAAGAGTTGCTGACGCTTTGGATTTTGCTTTGACCGCTGATTCTCTAAGACAAAGTATATCAGCTTATAATGTAGAAACTTTAGATGAAATACAAAATTTAAACCTGCATGACTTTGGTATATTTTTAGAATTAGAACCAGATGATGAAGAAAAAGCTCAATTAGAACAAAATATTCAAGTTGCTTTACAAACACAAGGTATTGATTTAGAAGATGCTATTGATATTAGGCAAATAAAAAATATTAAGCTAGCAAATCAAATGTTAAAGCTTAAGAGAGAACAAAAGAAAAAAGAAGATCAAGCTAATCAAAAAGCTATGATTGAGGCTCAAGCTCAAGCTAATGCGAAAGCAGCAGAACAAGCTGCTATGAATGAGGTTGAAAAACAGCAAGCTTTAGCTCAAACTCAAATTCAAATTGAACAAGCTAAATCTCAGTTTGAAATACAAAGAATGGAACAAGAAGCTTTAATTAAAAAACAATTAATGGCTGAAGAATTTCAATATCAGTTGCAATTAGCTCAAGCTGAAGTTTCAAAAGATAAACAAAAAGAACAATTTATAGAAGACCGCAAAGATAAAAGAACTAAAATACAAGCCACACAACAAAGCGAACTAATTAGTCAAAGACAAAATGATAGTTTGCCTAAAAACTTTGAGTCATCAGGGTTTGATACTTTAGGTGGTTTTGGTACTGAAGAGTTTGCACCTCAATAAGTTATTTATTAATTTTTATTATATTATATTATGTCAGAACAAGTAAAAGAAGAAGGCTCTTTTAAGATAAAAAAGAAGCCTAAACAATTAGTGAAAAACGATATTATTAAAGTCGATTTATCAAAAAAAGAAGAACCTAAAACAGAAACAGATGCCATTCAAGTCGGAGAAACAAAGAAGGTGGTTGTGGAAGAACAAACCGGAAATAGCCCTAAAGTGGACGAACAAGTATCAGAGTCCAGCCCAGTTTCTGAAATTAAAGAAGAAGTAAAACCTATTGAAGAGGTTGTTGAAGAAGAGATACAACAAATAGGTGAACAACTAGAAGAAAAAGTTATTGCTCCAACGCCTCAAGAGGCTAGGGAAATAGCTAAACTACCTGAAAACATCGAAAAAGTCGTAGACTTTATGAAAGAAACAGGTGGTACGTTAGAAGATTATGTTAGATTAAATGCTGACTATTCTAATGTGGATAATGATACTTTATTAAGAGAGTATTACAAACAAGCTAAATCGCACTTAGATTCAAGTGAAA